CTATACATCTTTAGCTTGCTTGTCGTTTACCCACCCATCAAGCTCTCCATCAGAATGCATTTCAACAGCGATTACATCTGTAGTTTTATGCAAATTAGTAAACTTGTTTTCTAAATCGGAAATACTTGGATTTAAAACAACAAGCGTCTTGTTGTTTGCATTATATGGTGAGTTAGTAATATATGCATAGGGATGAACCTCCACATTTACATCGGCAATGCCTACAAATTCAGCGCTTCTTTTTACTAACGCTTCAAACATCGTCGAACCAAGTATTAGCTCAATTCGCTTATCTGTTTTTGCATAGTTTAGCTGCGATACCAGGACGAGCACGTCCTTGTCATCCTTCTTTGATACAATTTCATAGACTCGGTCCATTACGCATTCTAAGGAATGACTATGCTCACCTGCAGCTTTAATTCTGTAATATGCCATCACGTTTTCCTTTACGTTTATCACCAGAACAAGAAAAATCCACCTAAAATATATCAATTTTCACCATATTTACAAACATATGATTATCATTTAACAGCACAAGGTACTTGTCACTTAGCTGGGCAAGTAGTTCCCGCACTAGTTGAATCAATACAGCCATCAGCGGCAGTGATAATTTTCGTACCTGGCGCGATGGCTACGTGTTTCACAGTCGAACCGTCTGCGCGCGTTGCCTCGGTGTAGGTCGTGTGCGTGCAGCCGCTCAACACGAGCAACACTACCGCAATGATCATTTTTTTCATAACTCGTTAAACCTCGGAAGTGGATTTTTCGGCATTGAGAACTGGCAGCGGCTGCTGCTCATCTGATACACCAGTCGGCCAGCGGTAGCCTCTCACACGCGAACGAGGAAATGAGCGAATATTCACGGCGTCGGACTGATTGCCACCCAGCACCCTGAGGTCGCCGCGCTCGTTCTGGCCAACAACGAAACCAACGTGTCCACCACCATCACGAGTGAACACCGCAACGCAACCGAGCGCGGGCTGGAGCAGTTGTGAGCCCCATCCGAGGTATGAGCCAGCAGATTCAAAACGGGTTGATTTGATGCCGGTATGTTCAAGCACAGCCCCAACGAACGCGGCACACCATGGCGTTTCATCGTTGTCGATTCCACGGTGGTGGATATCAGCCCACATTTGCACGATAAGAGGGTTGTGCTGCGCCCCTTTAATTTCCCGTTCGCCAATATAGCGCCGGGCCTCCACCAGCCATTTAGGATCAGACATGATATTCCCCTATAAAAAAGCCCCGCATTAGCGAGGCTGGTTAATTGATATTTTTTCGTTGCGCTATTCGCTCACGCAAATCGATGCCAAACCGGTTTTTTAGCACCCCAAAGATGATCTCCTTCAGCCCCTTATAGCCGAGCATACCCAACACAAATGCGATCTCATTGTGGGTAAATATCACTGCACCAATTTGCGGGATAGTGACCGTTACGTTTGGGAGGTGAGCTGCCGCAAACGTCATTATCACAGTCCCAATCAGGACGTCGCCGCAACACTCGCGGAGTTTTCCGCCCCAATAAAACACCCGAACGATGACGCCTAGTACGACCAACAAAAAAATATCAAATGAGGTTTTATGCGAGCGGTACAGCTCCAGCATCAACCCCCACCAGCTTGATGTATGTTGCATTATATAAACCTCAAAAATAAAGTTAAAATTAGATTTCCGTATGGGAGAATAAGATAAGACTTCTGAAAAAAATGTGACTCATCATGAGTCACAATCTGAGCCATCAAATTAAAATAAACATTTATTCACTCACATAATTTAACCCTATTCCATTCTTGTTTTAGTATACTTCTTATTATCTCCATAAACTTATCAGAGAAATTAATCAACTCAACATAAATATCTTTGGCGTTTTCTATTTTGCCGCTATCAATATCAACAAACAATTTATCGATAGCCATACGCATGCAGCGTATTAACAAATCAATTTCTTGCGTTTCCTTTTCTTCAGGGTTAAGACTTAAGAGAATAAGGAAAGCTGTTTTATCTATTTGGTTTTGTGATTTCCTTAGTTCATCTAGCTTGATTGAAAACTCAGCATTAACTGACTTACATATTTCAAACATTGTTTCAGGGTGTTCTGAAGTATTGAAATCATTGCTTGTATCTTGGTGCTTTTGAAGAACGAGTAAATAGTCAACCTTTACATCATAATGATTGAACGCAAGTGCACAATAATTTGCCGCATTCAACCTTAATTCATTAATCCAATTCTGTCTGTTCGAAGAAATAACCTGAGCATTTATTGTCTTCTGAGATATTGACCTCTGCAATTCGCGATCCTCTTTTAAAGAGGAAAACTGCGATGATCTTTCTCCCATCATAAAAATGTGTTGTTTTGCTCGTTCAGCCTGAAGAAACTTCTGCTGCTCCTCACGCTCTTTTTTGACATTTCTGGCGTTAACGTGGAAAGTACGCCATGCGATTAGCGCAGGAATAATACCCCCCAAGAACGTTGCCCCCACAGTAAGGGCCAGTTGGTTGTAGTCTGTCGGAGTATCAATGGTCAACTTAGGTAAAGAGGATAGCTTCAAGAACAACTGCTCAACATTCCCAGCGTCTAGAAGCCTGAATGGTACGCCCTGCCATGACATGTTAAATCCTTTTCGACTGTTTGAAAGACAAAAGCCAATATAGCATTTAAAAATAGTCTACAGGGGATGGTGTACTGCAAGTTCTCTGCAAATCCCACAGTGAAAATTTAACAACAGGCACTGAGTGAATGAGGTTAACCATGGGATTTGCAGAATTTAGGCATAAAAAAACCCGCCGTAGCGAGTTTTTTATTAATCTCTAATTAAGCAGTTGATTTAATTGGATAAACAGCTTCGTGCATATCCTTTATAGATGCCATGGCTTTCTTGGCCATGATTATGATGCTTTCCGCATCAGCCTTATTCATATCACGGTCGAGCTCGTAATCAGCCCATTTACGCCTGATATGCATATGCTTAAGATAAGTACCAGTTTGGATCAGCTTCATCTTGTCGAAAGGTTCATTTCCTTTCAGCCATGAGTCGTTGATGAGATAGTCACGCACGGCTTGATGAGATTTGAGATCAGGGCACTTTTCTAATTTCTCACAGATTTCATGATACACACCGTAATAAGATCTGCCGATAGCATTCCTGAAACCAATTTCATCGCCAAAATTTACGCATTTTTCAGCAAAGTCAATGAAATCCTGACCGCAAACACTCATTGAATAATGCTCCCTCTCTCAACACTCTGGAACCATGATGTAAACGGACGAGTGCTGTAATCCTCGCCAGAAAGCATGCAGATCAACTCCATATTCATATCTGCGAGCTTCTCCGGATCTTCCGTCTGAGCTCTTAAGATGAAAGCATTGTCATCCTCAGAACCCATGAAGTAACTGACACCAACACAGTTTACTCCATGGCGATTCGCAATTGCTTCCGCACTATCGCAAAGCCTTTCAAGCTCTGCTGTTGTTAACTGGGTAGCCTTTTTGAAATCAACAATCAATTTTTCCATATATTCCCCCTCACGGAGAATCCTCTCCCGTTCTTCTCCATCCTGCAATGCAGCCATTTTCCGTGAAAACTTCCTGACAAGCTTCTCGTTGCCAATGCAAAACGCTGCACTTCTGGCAACCTTACGAATTGTATGGGTGCAGTAGACTTCGGATAAACGGAAGAGCTCAAGCCTGTGGTCATAATTATGGGCAGAACGCCCAAGATATGCCAAATAGTTAGAAGCAATTATCGGGTCATCCTCATACATTGCTTCTTCAAAACAGGCCACCGCTTCCTCATGCGTACCTAAAGCGGCATAAAACCACGCTTTAGCATAAGCTCGCTCTTTGAAAGGTAAATGGTTAATTTCATTCTCAATTTCAGCTGCAACTGATGATTCTAGTGGCTTATTTTGGTCAAAATGCTCCAACAAGATTTTTACCAAATCTTCTCGCTTCGACTTTCTTTGAGCTGGCATATTCACCTTAGAAATCCAATAAATTCAATCATTTATTATTTTTTTTATGCGCAAGATTTGCACTCAGATGGTGGAAATCATGTTAGCTGATTCTAACAGTAAACAGGATCTTGTCACGGGAAAACGTGATAAAAAGTTGCAAAAAAGAGGTGTTTTTTCGACTAAGCCCCCTGCAGCAGGGCTTACGGGCACGCGCCTACAATCCTAATTCATGGTGCGTTTGACTTATCCAATAGACCAGAAGTGATATGCACAAATGGTGTCGGGCTAAACTGACATAAAGGAATAACCATAACGGCGATCTGACAGGGGTACTGTGCCGTAGCACGTTCGCGAATACCCCTGTCGGATCGCCGGAAAGCAAAAACCCGCTCAAAATGGCGGGTTTTACAGTTTTGACAACATATCAAATTAGCATTAAATATCGCCTATTTTGTTCGGTTTTGCAATAGTTCGTCGCCATCATTGTCAAAAATGCGACATTGCTTTCGTTTTAAAACCTCCCCAAGCGCGCACATATCCAGTGATTCAACGACAGCCTTCAATCCCTGCCAGTGCTCTGCGTAAACCTCGCACCAAGTAGATCGCGATACGCCCAAACGAGAGGCGAGCAGCGCGCCAGCATGCGTTTTATAGGTATCATTCAGGTGTTGTGCTGCCACCTCTTGCACCGCGAGCCAGACAAGCGAAATCAGGCGTTTTTGGGTTTTCCTCAGTAACCCTCGCGGAAGATCTGAGGCGTAGTTGTTCCATACTGCCTCGCAAATCTGCGTCTGGTATTTGAACGTCAGATCGAACCCGTAGTAGTAACGTAGCCAGGCCTGTTCACTCTCTGGCAGCGAGTTGACGGCGCGGCGCCACGGTGCTGCCATAAACTCATTATCATTAATTGGTGGCATTGGCCTGCGGCGACTCCGAGTCTCAAGCACGTAAACAGCGCAATTCTCAGCCCTCACCCTGCGACCGTCCTCAAACTCAATAACATGAACCGGCGAGCGCGGATTTCGGTTTTTATCTGCCAGTGGATTTTCAGCAAACGCCTCAAGCTGCCCTTTTGTTTTACCAGAGCGGTCCAACAGGGCATTAATCAGCTCGATACGGACGTAGTTCAGCAAATTATCATCCATCAGATAAAACCCTCCCTGCGCCATATCTCCAGTGTTCTGAATACGCCCTCAGCATGCATGAGGCGCAATTCATCATCTGTGTATTCAGTTGTTTTAACCCGCCCGTCTATAACATCATGGCAACCATTGCAGGCGATAGCGGCTTGCATATCGTCAGGTTTGCAGCCTGTGCCACACGTCCCGGCTAATCGGTAGTGTGCCAGTACGCTGGTTTCAGGGTTGAAATTACAGTGGCCGGGGATGCGGACGGTACACTCGCGCCCCCGCGCTTGTTTGCGGAGATCGACTTTTTTCATGCTGCGTATTCCAGCAGCTGAGCGGCGGCGTTTTCAGCCTCGTCCTCATCCTTGAATGAGCGGAAAAGTATATGGTTCCACAGGACGTTGAGGACCGCTTTATACAGCTCGTTAAACTCGCCCTCGCCCATTTTTGCGTAGGAGATCGAACGGGCCTCGCGGCGGCGGGTGTTATCAGGGAGGATAAATTCGTCATAGAACCCGGCTTCAACCGTGGCCTACTTCCGGTATGACTCGAATGATTTGGTAAGCGCGGTGCCGTTCACACGGCGCGATGCGACGCGTTGGGCGTAAACCTCTGCCGTTTCCTCAATGAGTTCGGCATTGCCAGCCAGGGCAATCAGGTAACGGACGTATCCGCTCAGGTAGGATTTTTCGGCGGCTGTGATCGAACCACCGGAGGGAGTCCAGTATTCGAAACCGAGTTGCAGGAGTGAGAATAATTTTTTGTGAAACTGATAATTGCGCTGCTGGCGAATTTCGCAATTCAGCCAGACGCCTGTTTTAACGCGCGCTAGATATTCCCGCGCCTCGGCGTTTGCTGGGGCCAGAGAATCATGGTTATTTTGATTAATTGAATTTGTGCCATCGGTGTTACTCCGTGGCACAGCGTTACTCAGTGCGAGTTGTTCAGGCTCGCGAGTGATTATTATAAATCAGTTAGTGATCGACTAAAAGAGGTCGGGGTTAATCCGGCGAGTTTTCTTGTTTCTTCCAGCGCTGAAATTGACGTGACAAATTCATCAGCCCCCAGCACAAAACCACCGCGTACGCATCCCTGCTCAACATAGACCAGCACAGCCCCGGTATGTGTAGCTGCTCCGGGAACCAGGTCATCTGAAATATGCAT